GTTTGTGGACAGATGATGAAATTAAAACACACATTCAAGAAAACCGGAGTAAAGGGTATGATTTACTCACAATGCATAGTTGGGTATGAGAGTAGTAATGTTTCATAGTGTAGGACAACTTCCAGCGTGGTTGGAAGATAATTTTAAGCAGTTTCGTTTGTTTAATGCAGACGTTCCTGTTTACTTTCTTACTGATTATTTGCTCATGAATGATCCATTGTTTGAAAAATATGGAATCATATCAGTAAATAAGGATGATTACTATTCGAATAAGATTGCAGAGTTTGAATCTCTATTTCATAGACCGTCGAATGATTTTTGGACTATTGCCGCCACTCGGTTGATTTACATTGAGAATTTTATGAAGGCGCGGGCAATGACGGATGTTTATCATTTTGAGAATGATGTTTTGGTTTATTATGAATTAAGTGCTCATCATAGGGAATTCAAGAAATTCCCCAATATAGCTATTACTGTTGGAGGACCGGATAAGTGTATGACCGGATTCAGTTTCTTTAAGAATCATAAGGGGTTATTTAATATGACTGAATTTTTTATTGATGTATTACATGAACAGGGCCTTGAAGGAGTGAAGAAAGTTTACCATTTAGATATGGTAAATGAAATGACTTTGATGCGGGCATACTCATATGAAAATCCTTCGGCCTTTGCATTTTTACCAACAATACCAAATGGTGAAGTAAATGAATTTAATTCTTTGTTTGATCCTGCTTCGTGGGGGCAATTTGTGGGTGGAACGCAAGGGGAAGGCCCTGGGGCTAAACCAAAGGATCATTATATTGGGCTGGTATTAAGAGATAATCCAAGATATACTGTGATTTGGAAACAGGAAATACAAGGAAGAGTACCCTATTTTAAGTATGATGAAAATGAAATAAAGATTAATAATCTTCATATACATAGTAAGAACCTTCATTTATACATGAGTAAATGATATCGGATTACTTACATACGGGCTTTACAAGTTTGATAGATAAACAATTTATTCATACCATAGTAGAATGTGGGAGTCGGGATGGATTGGATGCTATTGCTCTATTTAAGCACTTTGAGCCTGAAATTATTTACACATTTGAATGTAACCCAGAAAGCGTTCCTGTGTGTTTTGAGAATTTACGAAATATTAATGCAATCAATCTTATTGCCGCTGCAGTTTCTAATGTGGATACTAAAGTAAAATTTTATCCAACTGATACTACAAAAGATCAAAATATTGGAGCATCTTCTTTATTCAAACATTTGTATAATTTTCCGCAGACGGAAACAACAGTTCAGTCCATTCGTTTAGATACTTTTATGGAACGGGCTGGATTAAAACATATTGATTTACTTTGTATGGATATTCAAGGTGCGGAACCGTTGGCAATAGAAGGATTAGGAGAACGGGTGAAGGATGTTACATACATTATTACAGAAGTTGCTGATGCATTATTTTATGATGGAGAGATTCCTTTTACAGATTTTAACAATCAACTTTCTGAGTTAGGTTTTGAGTTGTTATGCAAAAAAGGTATTAACGCATTATACAAGCGCAAATGATCGACTGGGTACAAGGGGAACGATTCATGGGGTTGGCAAATGGAGTAAATATATTCTATTGTCATACGCATGGTGTAAATCTTTTCTTCCATCATCTTCCTACGAATAAGCCTTTCATTCTTATTAGTCACAATAGTGATGGATGTATAATGAGAAGCCCCAACAGGCCCGATCATGCAGATGTTGGACTTATACCCAAGAACTTAGTTCATTGGTTTGGGCAGAATGTCAATACAATGAATATGTCAGTAAGTTCCCTTCCATTAGGAGTGGAAAATAATAGGTGGTTGAAGAAAGAGCCTAAGCTTATTAAGATGGAGGAAAAACTGAATGAGACCCATAAAATACGCAACCTACTTTATCTTAATCATAATGTAGCGACAAATCCAGAAGAGAGACAAAAGCCTTACGTTTTATTTGAAAAGCAACCTTGGGTGACGGCGCATAGGGGTACTAATGGAGTTGGATTTAATGAGTACCTTGATAACTTATACAACCACCGGTTTATACTTTCTCCGCAAGGGCATGGAATGGATACGGTAAGAACATGGGAAGCCTTGTACATGGGAACGATTCCGATTGAGAAAAGAAATCTTAACAATCGGTTTTATACAGATCTTCCTATTTGTTTTGTAGATGAATGGGAACAAATAACAGAACAGTTTCTATTAAATGAATATAAGCGTATAGTAGGAACCAATTGGAATATGGAAAAGTTAAATTTTGAGTATTGGGCAAATAAAATTAGAAATTATGATAAATGATCGTTACATGGATTTGGTAAAACCTGCGTATCAGGTTTCTTATCTGGCGTATTTAAAGGATGCTAAGAAGATGGATGCTTTTAGCACTCACCAGCCTGTTGTTATTCATCTGCTCAATACCATTAATCAGGGAGATGTTCTGGAATTTGGGATGGGTTGGTATAGCACTCCAATCATGCATCTCATTTGTGGATTACAGGGAAGAACATTACTTAGTGTAGATACAGACAAGGAGTGGGCGGATAAGTTTGAAGCATACAAGGCTCCGTGGCATAAAGTTGCACTTACTGGGCAAGTACCGTTATTGTCTGGTACACACCCGATGTTTGATCATCATTATTCTGTTGCGTTTGTTGACGCAGCCCCTGCTGAAATAAGACAGCCTGTGATTGTAAAACTTAAAGATATTGCGGATTATATAATCGTCCATGATTCAGAGTGTACTTTTCAGGGAAGGGAGAATGTTTACAAATATGATTTTTCAATGTTTAAGCATGTAATGCACTTCAAGCCGATGAATCCTGCTACGTCAGTGCTTTCTAATCTTGATGTAATTGATGAAGAAGTTGCTAGAATATTTCAATAATGGAACAGCTTAGAACCATAGTGCTTGTATTAAGAAGCGGAGGAGACTTTGCCTTGCGGGATGTGGAGTTGATTGCTCGGCATATTCAAGGTAAATGGAGGTCATCGGATCGTCCCCGTATTCTTTGTTTGTGGGATAAAGCTTCTCAGCATTACGATTTAGGAAATTTTGAATTACTTCCATTACCAGCTACCGCGCCTGGGACTTGGTCCCGTATTCATCTTTACTCTCCTGAAATGGAGCAATACAAACCCTTCCTTTACGTGGACTTNGATACAGCTGTTATTCAGTCGCTAGAAAGGGTGTTTGACTTGGTGAAGAAACCCGAACGTTTTATTACGCTTGAAGATTTTTGGCAAAAAGGNGCATTAGCNACCGGACTAGTGTGGTTCCCNAAAGATTGTGAAAAGACAAAGAAGGTTTGGGAAGCNTTTAAAGTTCCAACAGGTAGAAGGATGGATACTTTTATTCGTCAGATAACTCAACCGGATTTGTTTTGGCAGCATTTAACTGATACGATATTNGATTTCAAACCACGCGCAGGGAAAGTGTTAAGGGAAGTTCCNCCTTTTGCTAATTTGATATGCTTCCATGGTAAACCTAGAATATTTGAAGCCGGGGAATCTTCTTTGAGTTTGGATTGGGTTAGGGNNTATATTGCACAAACGTTTACTGACGAATTGCCGGCAGAAGAAAAAGTGGCGGTGATAATTCCTTACAAGGAAGATCGTGGGTGGTTGAAGGACGCCATAGCTTCAGTTCCGAAAGGAGTTCAATTAATACTTAGTCAAGGAGACGGGAACTGGCCAGAGAATTTCAACGCGGCTTTACACAAGGTAGACCGCCCGTACGTTCGTTGGCTACACGAAGATGATATGCTTACCCCTAATAGTATAGAAGATGCAGTTAAAGCTATTGAAGAACAGGGGGTGGATTTTATTCACGGCAACGCAATGGAGATTCATGAAATAAGCGGTTTTCAAAAACTTTATCGACCCCTTATTCAATTCCCTACTGCGGAACATCTTTTGAAACATAATGTGTTACATAGTGCTACCATGTTGTACCGGACAGATGTTTTTAATAGGGTGGGGAAGATGAGCGAAGTTTTAAACACTGCAGAAGAATTTGAATTCAATTTACGGTGTTTATCTGCAGGATTGAAATTAGGGTATTGTAATTCCACTTTAGCGTACTACCGTCGACACGCTGCTCAAAAAGTTAGGGTAGTGTCCAAAGTAGATAAGGATAGAGAAAGAGAACAAGTAAGATCAACATACAGATGATAGAACGAGAACCAATATTCGTTACAGGAGCTGCCCGAAGTGGATCAGGGATGATCGCCGGGGTGTTAGTCAAATGTGGTGCGTTTGGAGGCGTAATGACCAACAAGAGGGGGCTATACGAGAATGATCAAATCCGCGAGACTGTTGTTAAGCCTTATTTGCATGAAGCTGCTGCCGACCCGTCGGGTCAATTTCCGTTACTGGATGTAACTAAACTGTCCATCCCCCGTAACTGGCGCGTGCAAATTGAGGCTATCATAGAGAAGGAGGGTTATATGAAAGGTCCGTGGATGTATAAAGACGCTCGTATAGGGTTGATGTGGCCGGTTTGGCATTACGCCTTTCCAAACGCTAAATGGATTTTGGTTCGCCGTCGTACTGGAGATATAGTTGAGTCATGTAAGAAAACAGCGTACATGAGTATGTTTAAAGACGCTTCTATTCGACAAGTCGCAAAGGTTGACTCAGAAGAAGAAGGATGGCTCTGGTGGATTCATGAGCAAGAAAAGCGTTGGATTGAAATGATGAACGAAGGGGTGAATGTAAAAGTTGTCTGGCCTGAGAGAATGGTTCACGGGGATTATTCTCAGTTATATGAAACTCTTGATTGGCTAGGTCTTCGTTGGAATTCAGATATTCTTAATTTTATAGATCCACTGTTGTGGGTTAGTCGTAAAAAGAAAGGAGGACAAAATGGCACGGGTAACAATAAGTGAGGTTTTGATTATAATGGATAGCGACGTAAGCGTTAGTAATACTGCGGTTACAGCCATGATTGGTGCTGCGAGTGCCATTATAGATAAAATCTTTGAGGACGATACGGTTATTACAGAAGAACTGCTTACTGAGCTTGAAAGGTGGCTTACGGCACATATGATTGCTTCCACTTTAAATAGAACGACTAGTAAGGAACGCCTTGGAGATGCCGAAGTGACTTACACCGGGAAATGGGGGGAACGGTTAAATAGTACCCCATATGGACAAATGGTCCTCACCTTAGACATTACGGGGAAGATGGCCAAGTCAGGGAAAGCTGGAATGGTGATGTATGCTATACCTAGTTTTGACGAGTAATGGGAATACAGAAATTCATAAATCGTAATTTACCGGAAACAGCGGTGTATTGGGGGAACCCTCAAAACAATGGCTATGGGGGTTACACGTACGACGATCCGGTGGAAATCAGTTGTCGCTGGGAGGAAATGCGGCAGGTGATAAACATGGATAACGGAGAACGGCTTCATTCCAGGGCGGTGGTTTATTCAGCTATTGATTTGGATGAAAACGGATTGCTTTGGAAGGGGAACTTAGATGACTTGTTAAGTTCCAGCGGAGAAAGTACTGGGGAAATAGATTTGAGTATAGTGGATTTATTGTTCTCTATAAAGAGATGGGGCAAGACCCCAGCTTTGAATTCTACTACGAATTACTTGAGGAAATCATATTTAACACCTTACTTGACTTAAAAAGATATGCCACGCGCACCCAAATATAAAGTTACTGCTTCTTTAACCGATATCAAGGTTCAAGGGTTGTCTAACGTATTGGCGCGGTTAAAAAAGGAACTCAAGGCCGTAGATCATCGTATTACGACCAGAGGGTTAGTAATGGTGGCGCAAAAGATTCGTAGGGAAACAGAGACAATATATCCTCTCACGCCGGTAGATTTGGGAAATTTAAGGGCTAGTTGGTTTGTGGTTGCAACCGAAGTAGGGGAAGTGGATGATCCTTTAGCTTTTAGCGGAAGTTTCAAAAATAAACCCTTCAAAAAAATGCAATATAAGGCTAGTGAACTTAGGGCTAGGCATCAAGCTGTCATAAGTGCTAGTAAGGCAGAAGTAATAAAAACTCGTAAACCTATGATGATTATGGGGTATAGCGCACCGTATGCTTTATATGTTCATGAGATAGTACATCGTTTTCCCGGCGCAGAATTCAGAAGAGAAGGGGCCGGTTGGAAATGGTTTCAAAAGGCAGTTAATCGCAATGTACGCACTATTGTTAAGATCATAAGTGATAATGCTCAGATACCATGAATACTTTTTTAAAATATTGAAAAGAAAGGAGGATGTATGCAATGTCCGAGTGAAGATATAAAAGACATGCTAGAGAACGAAAGTTCCGCAGGATTTCTTCTGGGTTCAAATTTATTTATAGGACGGGAACCAAGTACACCAAAGAAAAGCGTAACTTTGTTTGATAGTTTTGGGTATCCTCCTCAGTTGAATTTAGTAAATCAAGGATATGAATATCCAGCTATTCAGGTAAGAGTACGAGATACAGACTACCGAAGTGGTTGGGAAAAATGCGAAGAAATAAAGAACCTTTTACACGGACGAAATCATGAAACGTGGAATGGTGCTTTATACACGGTTATCTCCTGTGCAAGTGGTCCCGCTCTACTTGACTGGGATGATAACAATAATGTTTTGTTTGTGATTAATTTTAACCTGCAGCGAAGAGCTGTTTAAAAAAGGAGGTAAAATGGCAACCACTGCTATTGCCGGTGTAGGAACAAAATTCAAAAGATGGAGCGGCACCGCGTGGGTCGACATCGCTGAGATAAATTCCATTACCGGACCGAGCATGTCGAGGGATACAATTGATGTAACCTCATTGGACTCTACTGGAGGGTACAGGGAATTCATTACGGGCTTCCGTAATGCGGGAACTGTAGTACTCGCAATGAACTTCACTCGTGATTCTTACGAGCAGATGTTAAATGACTTCGAAAGCAACACCATTCAGAACTATCAGATTGTTCTCCCGGATGTGGAGAACACTGGTTTTGACTTTGAAGGACTGGTTTCTGAACTTCCGTTGACGATTCCTGCCGATGACAAGGTCACCGCAGACGTCACCATTCAGATCACTGGTAAAGTTTACATCTCCTCGGGAGGGAGTGAAAGCGTTTAATTAAGTACCATTCCTAATCAAGGAATATTTTTTAGTATAAACAATTTAATAACTTAATCATGGGATTTTTAGACAAAGCAGCACTCCTCAAAAAGGAGGAACTGGAAGTAGTAAAAGTGGACCTTGGAAAAGGGGATTTTGTTTTTGTTCGTCAGATGACAGGACGGGAACGTGATAAATTTGAACAGTCTCTTATCAAAGAGAACAAGAATGTAGAAGGAGGGTTTGAAAAGGCTTTGGAAGATTTCCGGGCCAAACTTGCTGTATGCACGGTGTGTGATGAAGATGGTAAGCTTGTATTAAGCCCTTCAGATGCCCCTATTCTCTCTCAGATGATGAGCGCAGCACGATTGGAGAAGATTGTGAACACAGCGCAGGATATGAATAAGATCACAGAGGAAGACAAGGAGAACATTGTAAAAAACTTAAAAGACGGCCTAGCCGTCAGTTCGCATTCCGACTCTGTAGAGAATTAGGAATTGCCCACCCAGATATCCTATTGGACCAAATAACGTCCGCACAACTCAGTGAATGGGAGGCGTACGATAAGATGGATCCAATAGGGACCTGGAGGGAGGATTATAGAATAGCTGTTCTAGATTCGTTGATTGTAAATATTGTAAGTAGATTATATGCTAAGAAAGGTCATCCACCAAAAGAAGTTCTACCTGCTGACTTTATGCCCAATTGGATAGGGGAAAAGAAAGTTGAGCCTAGGCAGAGTGTAGAGGATATGAAGAGCGTTCTTATGAGTATCGCTAAAATGGCGAAACAAAGAGATGAGCAAAATAAGATGGATGAATTAAGATCGAAAAGACCGCCGTTGGCTTTTTCAAGAAAACCAGTGCGGAAACCTATAATAGGAGCAGGAAATGGCTGACATAGGCAGTTTGATAATTAAGTTAGGGGTAGATACTTCAGGGGTAATGTCTGCTCAGGTAGCAGTGCAGCAATTAGCTTCAGCCGCAGGAGCGTCTGCGGCTAAGGCTAATGCCGCTATGGCGTTGTTTAGTAAGAATACTATACAAAGCCTCAATACCATGTCCCAAAAGTTCCGAACTTTCGGGTATTTGGCTTCTATTACTTTAACAACCCCTATCATCGCTTTTTCCAAGGCATCCATTAACATGGCTAAAACCTTTGAATTTTCCATGGCGAAGATTCAAGGTTTGGCCGGGATAGCTGCTTCCACCACTCGTCAGTGGTCGGACGAATTATTAAAGATGGCCCCTGCCGTAGCAAGCACCCCTGAGAAATTAGCAGAAGCTTTATATTTTGTGGCTTCATCTGGTTTTAAGACTGCCGAAGCCTTAACCATTACCGAAATGGCAGCCAAGGGAGCCGCTGCAGGGAT